CCTATTAGGTTTACAGGCTTTAGACCGTAAGGGGCCGAGACTGTAGGATAAGCCATAAAGACTCCTATAAATTATTTAGAACCAGAACCAAATCCTGTTCCGCGACTTGTTGTTGACTTGCGGTCAGCAAACAAGGGCATCCGAGGGTCATTATTTCGCATGAAATGATTGTCAACTGAATCCATCTGGTTTTGAGCTTGCTTGTTGTAGTACTCAGCGCGAGCTTCAACGCGTTCCTTGGGGGCTTTGCAAAGCATCAGCCCACCAATTTCCACATTGCCGTTTGCGTTGTTACCAAACAAGGCCAATTCTGGATGATCCACTGCTTTCACCGGCTCATAACCATCGCGCATCTGTAAGGACACGTTGTTGGCTAATGGCTGACCTAGCACATGAGTCGCTACCCAGCGAAACGTGTAATCTGGATCAGGTGTCGGATCGGGCAAGTTGCTCGGCGGTACGTATACTGCACGAACAGATTTATCGCGTGACTTAGTGTCACGATTTGAGCGGTCAATTGTTTCAGCCATTTCAGTTCTCCAGTTTCGCTACTTGTGCAGCATATTGCTGCGGGGTTAAACCAAATTTTTTCGCTAACGCTACTTGCGTTTGAGTTAGCTTAATTTTTCCTGCACTCGTAGAACGAGATACAGAGGCAACCACTGTCGTAGGTCGTTTTTGAACCTCACCAGACCTTGGCTTGTCATTTGCTTGCCCGAATAAATCCGGAAAAGTTGACTTCATGCGACCATCAATTTGGTCGAAATATTCAGCAGAGCGGGGATCCACTCCGTTTGTGACTAGTTTCTGATGCAGCCCTAGTGCGTAGCTGGTGTATTCCTCAAACCCTTGCTGTCCGAACCACTGGTTTTTTGCCTGCCAGCGCAGGGTTTTTTCGTCCGGTTCAGCCCTTGAAGGTTGGGCTTGTTGTGTTTGTACCTCAAAATTATCTTCCTGTAAAGGGGTAGGACGATAATTTTTTACTTGCTCTGCACGAATCTTTGCATCCATCACAGCTTCTTGGGCTTCAATGATGGCATCTGTGTCAAACGATTCTTGTGCGGCTTTGAGTCTGCCACGAGCTCTGTCCAACTCACTCTCGGCCTTTGACTTAGCGCCTTCAATGATGGCTTCCTGCCCTGTGTAGACGTTCTGCTTGAGGCGTTTATTCTCTTCAATTAACTGTTGTGCAAGACGCTCAAGCTCTTGCTTCTCGCGCATTGTCGCTTCTTTGACACGGCGCTCGTCGTGACGGGCGTGGGTCAACTCTTTAATACGGTTTTGGACTTTGCCAGAGTAAGACTCGATTTCTTCATCGGTTGGATCTTCAACCTGTCGGTCAAGAGGCTTTTTACCTCTGTCACGTTCAGGCGTGTCGTCTTCGATTTCAATCTCTATTTCGTCTTCGCCTTCTATTTCAAACTCAACGTTTGAGGTCTTTTTGTCCTCGACTTCGTCGGGGAACTTGTACGGTTCAGCCATATTATTCCTTTCAAGCGCGGGTCAGGCCGCGAGGGTCTTGCACAACAGCATCAACTTGGTCGTCGTTGATGAGACGGAACTCCTTGCCAAAGATTTTGAATCTTGTGCCGGAGTAAGTACGTACTAACACGAAGTCTCCCTCTTTACACCATGCTCCGTTGGGAAACTTGGCGGTGTCGTTGTACGCATCGGGGCCAACTTTTAAAACAAACAACACAGTGGTTGCTGTTTCTTCTTGGCGCATGCTCTCAATAGGCCGGACTAAGTCCAGACTTGTACCATCCACTCGTTCAGAGATGTCGGGTACCGCGCAAAGAATCTTCCAACCTGTAGGGATTGGGAGTTGCGTGGCCTTCTGCTCGTCAGTAGCTTCGGGAGCATCCAGAGGCTGGATGGGTTCAGGCAGTGCAAAAGCACCGGGGGAGAGATCAAGATCACTCATTGGATTCTTCAACTTTCTGTGCAAGGTCAATTAAATAACGCTCTGCGAGGGCTAGACCCTGAATAATCCCGCAGAGTTTTTGGTACTCTTCAAAAGTACGGCATGAACCCCCAGCCAAGTCATCGGCATAGTTATTCATGTCAGTGCGTAATTTTTCACGTAATACGCGTACGAAGTCTTGGATCATGATTTAGGCTCTTTCTGTTTGAAAGTTGAAAGATGTTGCAAAGCCATCCTCTTGCTGTCTAAAAGCTGCTGCTCTTTGCTCTTTGCAACGTCAACACCCAGTTGGATGCCTGCACGTTCTTGTTCAAACTGTTGCTTGAATTCGCTCTCTTTGATTTGCGCACCTGTGCGAAGAGCTTCCAACTCCAGTTTGCCGCTGACTTCTTGCTCTTTCAAAGCCTGTGCGTCGGCCTTGGCAGCAGCGTCCATCATGATCTTCTGTTTCTTCAACTCTAGCTCTTGGCCTTTGAGTTGAAGTTCCTGCATCTGCAACTGCATGACTGGGTCTTGCATCTGTTGCTGTGCCTGCATCTGCGCAGCCTTGGCTTTGTTCTGCATCAGCACTTGGTTGGCCGCTTGAGCCATCATGCCGGACAACGCGATCTCCACTTGTGGTGGCAACTTCTCGTCTTCGGGAGGCAGTGGCATACCCAACTGCTGCTCGATCTGCTGGCGCATCTGGTAACCAACGTGCTCTGCAATGTGCGCCGTGATTGCGCCCATGATCTTGGGAGCCTGTGGGTTCTGACCAATGAACTGCTGCATCATCGGGTCTTGGAGCAACATCATGTGCACTTGCATATGCGCGGCATGATCTTGGTGTAAGAACGCTTTGAGTGGCGTACCCTTAAGTGCATTCTGGTTTTCCTGCACTGGATCAGTTGGCTTCATGTCATCTTTGATTGGCACAAGTTTTTCAGCGTTCTTGATACCCAAAACGTTCAACATACCGCGGTGGAGTTCTGGCAAGTTGTAGATGTCCGGAGCCATCTGCGCCATCTGAATGACGGCTTGGTACTGGATAACGCGCTGAGACATGGTCGCAGCGTTAGGGTCTGACACGGGGATAACGTCCACCAAGTCATAGTCGGCTTTTTTAGCTTTGCGAGTGCCGTACTCAGGTGTGTATGTGTAGTCAGCGTCTGTGTAGTCGCGGATGATGTTCTTCAAGAGCTTGAACTCTTGCTTGAGCGCAAAGTGCACACGAGCCTGCACCGCAGTCATCACCTTCAACTGGCGTTCCAACAGCGCCAACGTGGTTCCAACAGGAGCCTGCGCAGACATATCCGACACCTTCATGTCAGCAGTCGCGGCAAAACGCCTGCCTTCATCGACGATGGTCTGCATCAAGTTAAACAGCGTGGCGCTTGGCTCCTTGTACGGGAGCGGCAGGATGTTGTCGCGGATTGTGCCCGAGCCAACGTCTACGTCACGGAACTCTCCGGGTGCGATTGGTGTATCGTCGCCTTTGATGCGCAGTCCGCGTGTCTTGAGTCCGCCGGGCAAGTTGGCAAGCGTTCCTGCATCGACAAGCTGGCGCATGAGGGATGTAGCGGATTTAGCAAAACCTCCGATAAGGTGGAAAAGCCCGAAGCCGTAAGCTCCAAAACCCGGAATATACTGGTAGTGAACGAAGTGCTGGCGCTTGAGTCGGAGGTCATCTTCTTCCTTCCAGTTGCGGCGGATTGACAGGATGTCGTTAGAGCCTTTAATCAGCGTGACAACGTACGGCAACATGATGCCGGTCTCTTCACCAGAGTCGTCTTTGTCCTCGTACCCCTCAAGGTTCAAATCTACATGGCACTCATAAAGCGTGTAGCGGTCATCGTTCAAATCACTAAAGCCAGTCTCTTTGTCCTTGGCTTTCTGAATGTCTGTCAACTCTTTAGGTGCGTCAGACAAATCAATGTCAAGGTAAAAACCTGCTTGCTGAAGCTTGATGATCTCGTTCTTGGTCTTGCGCATAACGTGCGTGATGCGGTAACAAGTGTCCAGATCTGTTGTGCCGTACGGCAGATACATGTCTTCCGCGGGAATAAACATCGACACCTGACGTCCCAAATTGGGATCGTAGTACACCTTCTTAAACGCTGAGCCTGTGGCTGGCAGTGACCAGAGCATGCGCTCGTGTTCAGCGCGGTACTCCGTCATGACTTCCGTCAACTCGTAGTTCATGTCGTCTTCAACGTTAGACGCAACTTCTTTCATCTCTGGCGTTTCTTTGCCGATGAGTTTGCTACGCACAGGCCCTTGGGCTGGGAACGTCTCAGTAATTGTCTCTGCTTGGAAGCGTACAACGGCTTCTGTAATCATGGGGTGGAACACACCGCATGCGCCGTTCCAAGGTTCTGTGCGCTCTTCGATCTGCAGGCCCAGCAGCTTCAGACCATCAACGTACGTCTTCTCCCAATCCTTGCGGCCATTCTTGTCGTTGTCAATGTCAGACACCAAGTCACCAGCCAACGACTGCAAAGCGCCACTCTTTATGTACTCGGCCAAGTTGTCATCAAAGCCTTCTTCCTCATCATCTTCTCCGGGCGTAAGCGTGATCTCGATGCCGTCCATGCCAATGGTGACTTCTTCGGGATCAACAATCTCGATCTCAAGGGGGGACTCTTGTTCGCCCAGCGCATCAATGCCCATAGGTTGTTGGTACAGCGCTTTGTCGATGTTAGTTGCCATGTGTGTTCCTTAAATAAGTTTCCAGTTGCCTTGAGAATAGTCGTCAGGCATTTTGATTGCTCCGCCACGGGCTTTGTCAATTGTCGGCGCCATGGCTCTGCGTTTGGCTAATTCAGCCGATTCATTTTCGTTCAATGTGCGGGATTCAGCAAACGGTAACACGGCCAAGTCTGTAGCTTTATCTACGGCTTCGCCATACTGTCCTGCTTTTGCAGCAGTTACCGCGCCAAGTAAAGATGCCGCAATACCGGCCTTACCTGCGGCTTTAGGTATTACTTCCGTAATGGCGTTACCAAAATGCACGTTGCGTGCTTTGCTACCTTTGGGGCTATCCGAACTACCCAAGATTTCCACAGGGTGCATACCTTCTTTTGGTTCTAGCGTAAAAGGTACACGAGTAACTGCCTGCCCTTTTTCTAATTTCATTTCAGGCGCGTACTTAGATGCTGGACGGTAGAAGTCTTCTGTAGCTTGTACCAAAGCGTAGCCTGTAGCTTTTCCGTCTTTACCAATTTCAGGAACCAAACGGGTTGCTGTTGATGGGTCTTGCAACCACGAACCTACAGCAGTTACCGCCTTGGGATCCATGTACAACGTCTTGGTAGACTTTGGTTGCATGCCCGTAGTGGTATCGGTGTGGTTTGCCCCACTACGGTTGCGGATGGTTTGGCTACCCGGTAAATGTGCGTAGGTAGACCCGCGGCCTGTGCGGAACAAGTACTCTGCATCTGACATGCCTTTAAACGGTTCGTAGTCCATGTCTGCCTCAATAGTATGCGTGTGTCTTACGGCGGAAAAGATCAGAGTCGTCTCTCTAATCCGTGTCTAAATCAATAAAG